CATGAACATAAGGGCAGAATACATGCAGAAATAAACCAGTTAAGAGGAGATGGTGGTGGCACAGTCACTGGTAGGCTAAGCTACAATACACCGAATCTTCAACAAGTTCCCGCATCCCCTGTTTTGGGATCGATGATACGCTCGATCTTCAAACCTGAGGAAGGGAAGTCGTGGGGTGCGTTTGACTATTCTCAACAAGAACCTCGTCTCGTAGTTCACCTCGCCAGTTTAACTGCTGGTGGGTTGAGAGGTGCTGATGAGTTTGTCAACGCATACCATGATAATCCTAACACAGACTTCCACACAATGGTATCGGAAATGGCTAAGATAGATCGTAAGAAAGCAAAGACGATCAATCTTGGTCTGTTCTATGGCATGGGTAAAGGTAAGTTATCTAGTGAGCTAGGACTATCACCAGGTCAAGCCGAGGATCTATTTGAGAAATACCATAGTCGTGTGCCGTTTGTTAAAGAAATGATTGAGCGCACGATGAAGAAAGCTGCTGATGTAGGACACGTTCGAACTTTGTTAGGGCGTAAGTGTCGATTTGACTTGTGGGAACCTTCACGCTACGGGGTTCACCGACCACTGCCCAGGGACGAAGCAGAACGAGAGCATGGCAAACAGATACGCCGTGCATTTACATACAAAGCATTAAATAAAATTATACAAGGATCTGCTGCTGATATGACCAAACAAGCTATGGCAGATTTACATGACGAGGGTATTACACCTCACATACAAGTGCACGATGAACTTGATTGTTCATTTGAAGATGAAGTAGAAAAAGATAAGATACTCGAAATTATGAGAAACGCAGTCAAATTAGAAGTGCCCGTAAAACTTGATGTTGAGGAAGGTCCGTCATGGGGTCAAGCGAAGTAAAAGCTACACTCTGTCCTAATTGTTCTTATGAGCATGTGATAGTGCCAATGTTCAAAACAAAGAAAGAAGAATACTTTTGTTTATTGTGTCGTAAAGCTTATCAAAAAAGAGTCAATGGCAAGACTGTATTTATACCTATAGAAAAAGATCCACAAATAGAGTTTGAAGCAGACTTTGAGGTTTAAAGATTGTCCTCAATTATGTATGCCTGAACACAATCAAATTGTAAATATATATCTGGATCTCTGAGTTCTTCAGCAACAACGCCATAATATTGGTCGCATTGGTCAAAGCTTTCATGCACCACCTCTGATGCCATTCGTAGACATACCTGCTGCTCCCCTGCACCTGTGCACATCCAACCAACTAATAACCATTTTAACATTCATTCTCCTTGACATTATCATATAAAATCTTATATATTAATAAGAACTTAGGACATGATATATTGTTTAATTATACTGTTGTTTATACTGCTAGTCATTTTTAATCTGCGGTTATTCATTGGTATAGGCATTATGTCCTACATAATTTTATATTTAACAGGAGTTATTTAATGGATGCTAATAAGTACAAATCTGTTGCCATCAAAGTTGAAGTATACAACAAGGCAAGGCCCATGGCTGAAAAAGATTATTGCACAATGGGTGGATTTATTTCGAAACTAATAGAACAAGAGTCAAAGAAAAGAAAGGGTAAGAATGGCAAAGCCAACTGAGTCACTAAATTTTAAAAAACATTTTAATAATGTAATGGACTATTGTGAGAAGGATGAAACAAACCCAGACATACCGTTGTATGAGTCTGTGGCTTATTTAAAAGGTTACATAAAAGGTATGGAAAAAGCCTATGACGATTGGGCACAAGAACAAAGAGAAGCTCAAGAAATGATTAAAAATGATATTTGTTTACAACCAGTTCCGGACGAGTCGGCCGCTCCGGTTAAAGCAGATGTATAGTGTTGTGAGGTAATATGGGAGGGATCCTATATCCAAATTATCTCTTTCTCCGCAAAAGCGCACGAAAAGCTGTGGGGATTTGTTGGACATCTTCACGTTCTAGCAACCCCCAGCCGGCAGCCCAATGAAATATCAACCCACGTTAGAACATATGGATGGTAGAGGTGTATCGGTAAGATATGCTGAGATGCGTGATAAAAGACGTAGAGCACGTAAAAATGCAGAGAAAATAATGGGTAAAAGTTATTTTACAAATCCAAATTCATCACTAGACTCAAACCATGAATATAACCATGGTAACAGAAGACCTGGAATCTTTGATATCCAGGCGAATGGTTCTTGATCTTATCGAGAACGATCAGGATTTTTTTAAGGATAATAAGCACAAAACCATGGCACTACGAGCATGTGCAGATCTGTGGGACCACGAATTAGTGGGTGACTCTAAAGATTTACAGGAGGCTACACGCCGACTAATTATCCAAAAAATCAGTAAACTAAAGAACGGAAATGTGTTAAGTTTCCCAAAATGATAAAAGATATTGTAACTAATGTAGAGATCTTTACGAAGACTACTAATCCGCCTGAGATGCAGGAAAAGTTAATGTATAAGGTGAGTTATAGAGATGGTACGAGTGAAGAATTTACACATGATCAATGGCATGAGATAGTGACTAGGGGTTCTGGAGCCTTGAACCAAGGCTCACCGACCGCCGCATAGTTTATTTTTTCTCAGCTAATTTAGCCTGTAAAAGAGCAATGACTATGTACGCCTCCTCAAGTTTTTTGTTTAATTCTTCCATGTAAACCTCCTTTATTTGAATTTGTGCGTGCCGACCACCATATCAAAAGCTGTTTTCAATTGTCAATAAATCTTTGCTCTTGACTTTTATTTTTGTTATGTTCCTTGTATGACTACAAACAAAAGAGGCCAGTATTTAAGTATTGTTGCTGGTGTGCCAATGGGTATGATTAATAACGCTATTAAAGAGATAGCCAAAACACGTAAAGTGTTAAAGAAAAGAAAGGTCGGGAGGAAGAGATGACTAGAGCAATGAGAGATAGATTAAGAAGGGTTGCTGGAGGTGCACCAGGTAGAAAAAAAGCAAAAAAACCTATTGCTGTAAGAGGTAAGAAAACTAAAAAAGCTAAATTAATGGACCAAATGAGAAAGCGATTTAGAGCTATAACACCTGCAGAAATTAAAGGTAAAGGTATGTCGCCAGGTATGAAGAAAGCTGTAACAGGTTCTGCTGTCGGAATGGGTGGTGCAGGACTTTTGGCACTAGCTAGAAGAATTAAACCAAGAGGAAGATTAAATGCTGCTGATCTTGAGAGAGTTAAGAAGATGATGGGCAAACAAAAAGGTGGTAAAATGATGACACCAGAACAATTAAAAAAAATAATGGGCACTCAACCATTTAAAAAACCTATAAGTCCGCCAGGGATGAAACCTGTGTTAGACTCTAAAGGTAATCCTGTTAAAAACTTATTTCAAAAAGACGACAGACCTAGGAGAAGACAATTGCGAAAAGTAATGCAATCTCCAGTGCCTAAAGGAAGGTTAAAAAGACCTAAAAAATAAATGAACGGCATACAAAGTTTTGTTGGTGGCGGAGGTGCATTCGGAAAAGACACTCGATCTGAAAAACAAAAACGAAAAGATCGAGAGCAACTTCGACAAGACAGGACTGGTGGTCGTGAAGACAAACCTTTTGAACAACAGTTTGAAGACCTTCAACAGAGTAATCGTCAAAGAGCAGAAGATTTTAACTTTGTAGAGGATTTAAAAAAATTAATTGGACCGGCTGGTAGTGGTACTTTTTTATTTACACAAAATCCTAGAACACAAGCCTTTATGGCAAAGTATGGATTGACTCCTCAGGATATAATTAAACTAAGGACTGGTGTAACGCAACGTGGTTTTCAGGGTAATATTAGAGATGTAGGTGCTCAAGCTTTAAAAAATTATACTGGAGGAATAGGTCCATTAGCACTGGGCTTTAATCCCTCGTCTGTTATCACTCAATTTAAACAAGGCATGACTCCATTTGATAGATTACCAAGCACTCGTGGTGGTTTAATGGGATTTGTAGAAGACAAATTTGGTGCGGGACCATTTTCAAGTATTGCTGATAAATTAGCAGGTGGTAGTCCACAAGGTGCTGCAGGGTTGGCTTTTGGTAAAGATATAGGATTAGAGGGTGATCGTTTAAATCAATTTGCATCTGTTATTGCTAATGATAGAGATTTGTATAATCAAATGGCATTGACAAATTTTATGAAACAAAGAGAGATTGATCAATTATCATATGATACGCAAAGAGGTTTACCTACGGGCGGTGGTAATAGAACACCGGCACCAGAACCTGATCCTATTACTGCTGCATATAACCCAGGACTCAACCCATTTTTAAATCAAGGAATACAGCCATTTAGCTACATGGTATAGCTATTCTACAGTGGATATGTGTGTAATATTCTTTATCATTCCTCGTGGAATCGTGGTCGACCGACCAAACTCTTTTGATACAGGCATAAAATCAGCAATTAAAGTAATAGACTCTTCAGATTCTTTAAGGATTAACCCATAACTATGGACCAGGGCCACCTCTTCAAGTTTATCAATATCTTCAGGCTGATACCAACCAGACGGGTGTTCAACAGTATCAAGCCAATCAATCTTCACAAGTTTGTAGCTCATGTAAATCACTATATATATTATTCTACAGAAATTAAATCTAAACTTGACGGAAAAACGGAAAATCGGTTTACATATTTACAAAGTAGTAAAAATATATATATATCAACGCTTATCTCTGTAAATAAGTTGTTAAACGGTTGTAAATATGTTGGTCTCCATTTACAAAGTTTGTTGATAAATAAGGCTTTTTTATGAAGAAGACACTCGAACTTACCCCAAAACAGATGGCATTTGTCAACATTTTTATCGAAAAAGGGCTTCAACAGAGTGCAAAACAGTGTGCAATTGATGCTGGATATAGCGAAAAGATAGCTCCAGTTGTTGCAAGTAAGCTGCAAAACCCTAAATACTATCCCCATGTTGTCCAAGAATTAGAGAGACGGCGTGCAGAACTTAACAGGAGATACTCCATTTCCTATAAATCACACATACAAAAATTAGCAGAATTACGTGACAATGCGGAGGCTGCTGGTAATTACACTGGTGCTATTGCTGCCGAGAAATATCGAGGCATGGTGGCTGGATTGTATATTGACCGTAAAGAGATTATGCACGGGACTATCGATCAGATGTCAGTGGGAGAGGTAGAGGAAAAACTAATTGAGCTTAGAAAAAAACTATCCATTCCTGGGCAGTTTGAAGTTATTGAACAGGAAGCATTACAAGGGGAATCTGTCGGAAGCGATGGCGATAGTGCATCTGATGAAGATGGGGAACCTAGTATTCAAGACCCTACATGATACAGGGTGCGTTGATTTTGTGACGATTGACAAGAATGGCAAGATCAATCTTTATGATGTCAAAACTAAGTCAGTCAGAAAGACGGGTAAGAGAAAAGGTCATCACATAAGCAGATTGCGAACTCCATTACAGCAAAAGCTCGGTGTCAATATCATCTATGTTGACGTTGAGAGTCAGGAGATCCAGGTAGTACAGCATGGCAGAAGAACGTAATCTTTGGCTACAACTTAAGAGAAATACTAAGGGTGTTGTATGGACACGAATAGAAGCTACAAGTGGTTTGGGAATACCCGATTTACATGGGTTTTATGGTCGTTGTTTTTGGGTAGAGCTAAAGATAATAAAGGATAACAAAATTAAGTTCTCAGCACATCAAATAGCGTGGATAAATCGCCATGTTATGTTGGGCGCACCAGTATTTGTTCTTGCCAGAGACCCTCGTGCGAAGACCATTAAATTATTCTCAGGTTCCATTGTCCGTAGTCCACATACCGTGGATCGTGTGCCTCCATTGCTCTCCATTCCCCAGCGGCCCCGGTCGATAGACTGGGAACAGTTGCTCGCACTGCTGGCATCCTGGTCTCCTGGTGACTCACCAAGCTCCATTGTTCTCCATTAACGAGCCCTATCCCAATCTCCATTGCTAGAGTGGCCGGAGCTGCACTGTCCCCCAGGTGAAAGTTTCTGGGTTGACACCAGCTCAGGAAGATGGTAGTGCGTAGATATTCCTTCTTTATTCATGTTAGCCAAACACATGAACTCGGTGCATCAGCGATGGTGC